CTGCCTGTAAGCCTATTAACTGAATTACGTTTGAATGACAGGCTAATTATTAGAGATAAAAGATACATTATAGAATCAATGAAATCTAATCTTAACACTGGCGATGTAGACTTTGTTTTGATAAATGATTTTAGACCTGTTATATCTATTGGCAACGTTCCAAACGAGCCGTTAATTCCAAGTGATGCAGCACAATGTTTAGATGTTAGAATCTTATTTCCTAACGGAGTAGTTCAAGCAGATGTAACTTGTAGTAATCCAAGTGTAACAATTACGCCAAGCACTTTAACAAGTGAGGGAACGATTGAAGTATGTATTCCAGGCAATCCAAATACTACAACGGTACTAAAAACTGAAGACGATTTAGACTATATAAACACGGAAGATACTAAACGAGTAAGAACAGAAGAGGGAACTATTGAACTATACACTTTACTTGTTACTTATACATTCAGTAACGGAACACAAACAAGCAACCAAATATTTATCCAACAACAACCGTAATGATTAAGAACATAGTAGACTTATTGGCATTAAATGATTTCTATGAAGCATCAGAAAATGTGCAAATAGCAAAAGGATTGTATAGTTATGAAACAGGGGTTAAGGCGATTTACAAGCAAAAGAAACGCGAACAAATGTTAAAGAAATTTAAAGCAGATACCAATGGCAGAAAATAAGACTATAAACATAAAAATCAATAGTAACACAAAGGAAGCTACTAAAGATACTAAAGACTACAACCAAGCTATTGGAAGCACCAAGAAGCAATATGATGCCGTTCTAAAAAGTGGAGATTCTTACGAGAAGCAGTTAACTGACATTAATAAGATAGTTAAAGAAACGCCCTTGAATGTAAGGGATATGAATAAGCAGATACAGGCTTATCAATCTATTGCGTTAAGTGCTGGAAGAGAAACTCCCGTAGGTCAAGAAGCGTTAAAAAAAGCATCTGAATTAAGAGATAGATACATTGATATTCAGAACGAAACCAAAAGACTTGCAGATGACCAAAAGAATCTACAAGGTGCTATTCAGTTAGTTGGCACGGGTGTAGCTGCATTTGGTGGTGTTCAATCTGCTATGGCTTTGTCTGGAGTAGAGAGTGAGAAGTTAAGAGAAACAATGGTTAAGCTACAAGCAGCACAAACCTTGATGACTTCAATTAATCAAATAGCAACGGCAGTCGAAAAGGAAAGCGCAGCTATTTTATTTTTAAAGAATGTTAGAACTAAAGCATTAGCAGTATCCACTTATGCTTTAAATATCGCTCAAAAGGTAACGACTAAAGGAGCGAAGATGTTAAGATTGGCAATGATATCCACAGGTGTCGGTGCTTTGGTTGTAGGGATAGGATTGTTAATAGCCAACTTTGACAAGTTGCTTATTCCTTTAAAGGGTGCTATTGCTGGACTTAAAGCGTTTGGGGATGCAATAGGGTTAACCAATTTTGCAGAAGAGGATATGGCAAAGAAACGAGAAGAAAGAGCCGTAGCAAATGCCGAAAGACTACAAAAGGAAATAGACAATCTTAAAGAAATTAAAGAAAATTTAGATAAAAACTATCAAGCATATCAAAAACAATTAAATGCAGAAATCGTAGCTTTAGAACAAAGTAAAGAGGGTTTAAAAAACAAAGAAGAAATAGCAGCAATAGATGAGCAGATAAGAGCTAAAACTATTGAGGGCATAGAAGAGGAATACAAAACTTTTAAGGAAGGCGAACAACTTAAACTTGATGGCTATGAAAAGGAAATAAAAAGAAATCAAGCAAGAATAAATGCAGCAAAAGCAAGAGGTTCATCTGCATATAAAACTGAATTATTTTACGTTCAAAAATACACGGCAGAAGCCAATAAATTAAGAAATGAATTAAACACGAATAATTTTACACAATATCAAGAATACTTAAATAAGTTAGAAGCATTAGACATAAAGGACGAGAAGAAAAAAGAAACAAAACAAAAAGAAAGCAATAGCAAGTACAAATCTTACTTACAAGAAAGATTAAACGCAAGAAGAAAAATAGAAGACCTTGAAAATTCACTTTTGGAAGATGGCATAGAGAAAGACCTTGCAATAAATGAAGACAAGTTTAAAAGACTTTTAGAGGATACCAAGAAAAACACGAAGCTAACTGCAAAAGAACGTAAGGAACTTAACGATTTATACACCGAACAACAGGAACAATCGGAAGAGAAAATTAGAGAGAAATATGACCAAAAAGAAATTGATGAGCAACTAAAACTACAAGAGGAGTTTGATAAAATCAAAAGACAAAATGAAGATGCTTTAAGAACTGATGAAGAAAACCAACTCTTAAAAGTTGCAGAGAAGTACGATGTTTTAGAAGCACAAGCACAAGGTAATGCAGAAGCGTTAAATGAAATAGAGATAGCCAGATTAAATGCAGAAAATGAAATTAAATTGCAATATGCAAACGAAGCGTATGAAGCAAAAAAAGCAATAGATGACAAGGCAGTAGCAGACCAAAAGGTTAGGGATGACAAAGCAAAGGCAGATGCCAAAGCATTACAAGATTATAAAATAAACGTTGTACAGGGTGGATTAAGTGCTATTAATGACATCGCTGCATTATTTGCCAAAGGAAATGAGAAGCAACAGAAGAGAGCATTTCAAGTTCAAAAGGCAGTAGGTATAGCACAAGCAACTATAAACACGGCACAAGCGATTACAAAGGTATTCGCAGAGACTACTGACTTCACACCTACTCAATCATTAAGAATAGCTAATGCGGTTGGTATTGGTGTTGCTGGTGCTGCTCAAATAGCAAGTATTGCTTCACAACAATTTGAGGGTGGTGGAGATGTAGAAAGTCCAACAGATACAGGTGGTGCTGGTGGTGGCGAAGCAGTTGCACCAAGCTTTAACGTGGTCGGAGATAGTGGCATAAATCAAATCGCACAATTACAACAGACCCCTGTCCAAGCTTTTGTAGTGAGTGGAGAAGTAACTACAAGCCAAGCATTAGATAGGAACAGAGTTCAAAACGCAACACTTTAACCATTTTTTAGTTATTATAGTATGAAGATAATCGAGTTAATTATAGACGAATCAGATGAGACTTCTGGAATAGAAGCAATCAGTTTAGTAGAGCAACCAGCGATAGAAAGCAACTTTGTTGCACTAAATAAACACGAATTACAACTTAAGGAAATAGATGCAGAAAAGCGCATCCTTATGGGAGCAGCACTCATTCCAGACAAGAGCATCTATAGACGCAACGAACAGAATGAAGAGTATTATATATATTTCAGTAAACAAACGGTTAGAAAGGCATCCGAATTATTCTTTAAAAAGTCTAACCATCAAAACGCAACCTTTGAGCATAAGGATAAGGTTAAGGGCGTAACAATAGTAGAGAGTTGGATTGTTGAAAACACGGACAAAGATAAGACTGCACTATATGGTATGGATGTACCTGTTGGTACTTGGATGGTATCGGCAAAGATAGATGACGATGAACTATATGAGAAAGCCAAATCTGGCGAGGTTAAGGGCTTCAGTATAGAGGGCTACTTCGCAGACAGGTATGAGATGGGAAAACGTAATGACCAAAAGGAAGAAATTATAGAAGCGTTAAAAGACCTTTTAGACATCAAGGCGGAAAGTTATGCAGACTATCCACAAGCAGTAAGCAACAACGCCAAAAGAGGCATAGAGCTAAATAAGAAAGTAAACAACAAATGTGCTACACAAGTGGGTAAGGTAAGAGCGCAGCAGTTAGCAAATAAGGAAGCCGTATCTGTTGAAACAATAAAAAGAATGTTTAGTTATTTGAGTAGAGCAGAAGAGTATTATGAGAAAGGCGACCAACAAGACTGCGGATATATCTCATACTTACTTTGGGGTGGCAAAGCTGGTAAGCGTTGGGCAGAATCTAAATTGAAAGAAATTGAAAAAAAGTAGAACAGGAAGATTAGGTGGCAAACGTGCCTGTCTGTGTAAAGATGGGCAAACATATTCGCAAGATTGTTGTGATGGTGGTTTATGGGCGCAAGGAATAGGTAACATCACAGGCGAACAAGTAGAGCCAGGAGCATCTAAATACAAGGTGCAACATTGCAGTTCAAGTGTAGAAAGAAACATACATATACATCAGGGAACATTAGATATCGGTGGAGTATATTATTTAAGGTTTCACAATAGCAATTATGATGGATGCTATACTATCTCATCTACTATTAATTCAAGTGGCTTACACGTTAATTCTTTCACTTTATACTCTGATTGTACAGATTGCCAAAACTCCAACTGATAAGCAATACAAGGCGAAAAGGAAACAGATACTTAATTATTTAGTTATTATAGTAGATAACTTAAATTATATCACAATGAATACAAACACCGTTTTAAATAAAGTAAGAGAATTACTTGGAATGCAAATTGAACTTGAGCAAAGGAAACTTGAGGATGGAGTAACAACCGTTGAGGCAGATGCTTTTGAGGCAGAGGCAGAAATTTTTATTATCACAGAAGATGAGCAGAAAATTGCTTTACCTGTTGGGGAGTATAAAATGGAAGATGGTAGTTTGCTTATCGTAAAAGAAGAGGGCATTATTGCAGAAATCAAAGCAGAAGAAGAAGCAGAAGAGGAGAAAAAAGAGGAAGAGGAAGAAGTAAAAGAAGAGGAAGAAGTGATTGAAGAAGAAATGGCAGACGAAAAGAAGCCTGTTAAAAAGACCGTTGAATCAATCGTTAAAGAAACTTTTTTTACTGAAATCGAAGCTTTGAAAAAAGAAAACGAAGAGTTAAAAGCAGAAGTTGAATTGTTATCTAAAAACAAAATTCAAGAAGCTACTGATAAAGTAGAAAATAAAGAAGAAGTTGTGGAACTATCTGACGTAAAAACGGAAGAGGTTGAAGCAGCGACAAAACCAATTACACACAATCCAGAGAATGTAGAAGAAAAGGAAGTATTTAAATTCTCTTCTAAACGTAAAAGAACAACTTTGGATTCAATCTTTGAAAAAATAAATAAATAAATAATTATATTATGGCAACAAGTGGTTCAATTACCTCAATTACAACGACTTACGCTGGCGAATTTGCTGGTAAGTACGTGGCTGCTGCTTTATTAAGCGCACCAACAATCGAAAAGGGTGGAGTAGAGATTCTACCAAATATTAAATTTAAACAAGTAATGCAGAAGATGGCATTAACTGATGTTCTTTCTGACGCATCTTGCGACTTCACAAAGACTGACGATGCTATTACACTTACGGAGAGAGTTCTTGAGGTTAAAGACCTACAAGTAAACCTTGAAATTTGTAAGCTTGACTTCCATAACACATGGCAAGGCGTTGAGCAAGGTTATTCATCTTTTGATGTATTGCCTAAATCTTTTGAAGATTACATGATTGGATATGTAGCAGAGAAAGTAGCTGCAAGAAATGAAGTAAACTTCTGGAGAGGAGATGCAGCGGTATCTGGCGAGTATGATGGAATCGTTACTCAAGTAGCTTTAGATGCAGGCTTACCAGCAGCACAAGAAATTGCTGGAGTTGCAGCATCTGCTACGACAATTATAGACGAGCTTGGAAAAATTGTTGATGCTTTACCATCAAGCGTTTACGGAAGCGAGGATTTATTCATCTATCTATCTCAAGATATGGCTCGTGCTTATGTTCGTGCTTTGGGTGGATTTGGTTCTATTGCTAACAACGCTGGTGCAAATGGTGTAGACAACAAAGGTACATTATGGTACGGAATGGGTCAAGACTTGGCTTTTGATGGTGTGAAAATCTTCATGGCTAATGGATTGGCAAACGGAACTGCAATCGCAACTAACAAGTCAAACTTGTTCTTTGGATGCTCTCTAAATTCTGACCTACAAGAAGTTAAATTGCTGGATATGAGCGATTTAGACGGAAGCAACAACGCGAGAGTAATAATGAGAATGGCAGCTGGAGCGCAGTACGCAATCGTAGACGATATCGTAACATACGGAATCACAAACGCAGCTAACTAGAAGACTAATTAACGAGAGGGTGTTAAAGCCCTCTCTTTTATAAACAATAAAAAACTTTAAAATATGTCCTGTGATATCACCCACGGAAGAGTTGAGGAGTGCAAGGATTCAGTTTCTGGATTAAAGGCAATCTACATAATCAACTTCGACGATTTGAATGAAGATACTGCTGCATTTGATACAGTTACTCCTGGAGAAGAAGACCAATTAGTAACTTGGACTCCAGCATCTGCATTAACAATGTACAAATACGAATTAAAATCAACGGCTAATGCCTTAAATACAACTATCAACGCATCAAGAGATAATGGAACAACGTTCTTTGGTCAAGAGTTAGTGGTTAATTTAAAGCGTCAAGACGTTGTAACCCACAAACAAGTGAAGCTACTTGCCTATGGACGTCCAAGAATCATTGCAAGGTCTATGACAGACCAATTTTTCATGCTTGGATTTGCTCAAGGATGTGACGTAAGTGCTGGTACTATAGGGACTGGAGCTGCACTTGGAGACTTCAACGGCTATCAACTCACGTTTATGGCTGAAGAGGAGCTTCCACCACTATTTATTGATTGCTCAAACGAAGCAGAATTAAAAACTGCCTTTGCAGATGGTTCAGCAACTGATGCAGTAATCGAAACTTCATAAGAATCTTTCTTATACCTTTCATAACACAAACGAAGAGGCACTTTTAGGAGTGCCTTTTTTATTGCCTTACATTTCAAAAGGGCAACAAAAAATCACTATTTTAGTTATTATAGTAGATGATTATATTACAAGAGATAGCGACACAACAAACATTTAGTTTCATACCAAGAAGCCAAACGTATGGTAGTATGTTTATTACTGATGACCAAACCAATACAGAGGTGGAAGTCACAATAGATGTAAACACGAATGGAGATTACTATGATACAATTTCTGCTATCTTTGATGTTAAGCAGAATCATTTTTATAACCTTGTAATTAAAAACGGAACTGATGTAGTACACTTGGATAGAATCTTTTGTACTAACCAACCTGTGGCAACGTATTCTGTAAACAATGGAGAGTTCACAAGTAGAGCATCTAACAATGAATTTATAATTTATGAGTAAAGACATACATATATTAGAATTGGCAGCCTATGAGCCGCCAGTTATTAAGGAAGCAAAGCGAGAAGATTGGGTAGAATTTGGAAGCACCAATGACTATTATGGATTCTTGATAGATTGTTACACTAATAGTACCACGAATAACGCAATTATAAACAACGTAAGCCGTTTAATTTACGGAAAGGGGTTAAGTGCTACCAACGCGTCTAAAAAGCCGTCAGAGTACGCTTCTATGATGTCATTGTTTAGCAAAGATTGTGTAAGGTATTTATGTACTGATTTAAAGATGTTAGGCCAATGTGCTATGCAAGTGATATATTCAAAGGATAGAAAGAAGATAGCACAAGTTCATCATATACCTGTACAATTATTACGTGCCGAAAAGTGCAATGAAGATGGCAAAGTCGAAGCTTACTATTATAGTGACGATTGGAGTGATACAAAAAGATACCAACCAAAAAGAATTAGTGCCTTTGGATGTTCAAATGATGAATTAGAACTATATTTTGTCAAGCCATATTCTGTCGGTTTAAAATACTACGCACTACCAGATTATGTTGGAGCGACACCATACTGCACACTTGAGGAATCAATTAGCGAGTACCTTATTAACGAGGTTAACAATGGATTCAGCAGTCGTGCCGTAATAAATTTCAACAATGGTTCACCAAGTGAGGAGCAGCAGCAACTGATTAAATCAAAGGTATTAAACCAATTAACAGGCACGACAGGAGAGAAAGTCATAATTTCTTTTAATAACAATCAAGATAGCAAGACAACCGTAGATTCTATGCCTGTGAATGATGCTCCAGACCTTTACAATACGCTTACAGAAACTTGTTTAAGGAAGATAATGTTAGGGCATCAAATAACATCGCCACTTTTATTTGGTATAGCGTCACAGAATGGCTTTAGTTCAAATGCCGATGAGTTAAGAGATTCGTTTATTTTGTTTGAAAATATGGTAATTAGACCTTATAGGGAAATGCTTACAGATGCCTTTGATGAAATACTTGCATTTAATGACATTACTTTAAACCTATATTTTAAAACTTTAAAACCTTTAGAATTTACTGATTTAGAAAGTATTGAAGACGAAGAACAAAAAGAAGAAGAAACAGGTTTAGAACTTAATAAAGACTTTTCAGATTCAGATGGTAATGAAATACTCAAGAATTTAGAGGGCGAAGAGATGAGTGATGTTTGGGAGTTAATTGAAGAGAGAGAATACGATGACGAAAACACGGATTTAGATGCTTGGATAGAACAAACAGAATCAAAGAATAAAAGCACCTTACAGAAGTTTGCAGATGTTATTAAAAGCTTTCCAGGTAGACAAAGCTATTTAGACAAATCAATCTATAAAGTAAGATACAGATATGCACAGAAATATAACTCTGGAAATAGTAGAGACTTTTGCGTTAGAATGATGCAAAGAACTAATAGTGGAGTAGTATACAGAAAAGAAGATATTGATATGGCTTCATTTCAAGGTGTCAATAATAAGTTAGGGCATAAAGGACAAAATTATAGTTTGTTCCGATTTAAGGGCGGTGTTAATTGTGGACATTATTGGAGTGAGCAACTCTACCGACTCAAGAAGAAAAAAGATGGAACGTACTATGAGGATAAGGCATTGAGCAGCTCACAAGAAGTTCCAAGCATACCACAAAGCTACAAACCAAATCCATCTGGGAACAGGGATTCAAAGATAGCTCCAAAGGATATGCCAGATAACGGACACCACCCAAACTATAAAGCATAAGATATGGCAAAGGCATTATTAATAACAAGAGATGACGTAGTTAGGTTTACATCTGTAAATGGTGGAGTAGATACTGATAAATTTATTCAGTACGTTTCAATATCGCAAGATATCCACATCCAACAAATGACAGGAACAAGGCTATTAGAGAAGATACAAGCAGACATCATAGCAGATACATTAACAGACCCATATTTAACGCTTCTAACCGATTATATTAAGCCCTGTTTAATTCATTTCGCAATGGTGGAGTATTACCCTCACGCTGCTTATACAATCGCTAACAAAGGAGTATATAAACACGGAGCAGAAAATAGTGAATCAGTAAGCAAAGAAGAGGTTGATTTTTTAATGGAGAAACAACGTCAAACGGCTATGCACTATAAAGAAAGATTTATTGATTATGTAGTAAATAATAGCAACTTATTTCCAGAGTATTACAACAATCAATCTCCAGATATGTACCCTAATCAAGACACAGACGTAACAGGTTGGGTACTATGAAGAAATATAGAGTAAGGGCAGAGAATATAAGGAAGTTAGAAAAGTACATTAAGAAAATAGAAAATGGCAGAAATAAAAATAAGCGACCTAACGGCAAAGAGTGCTAATTTAGCAAACACAGATTTATTTGTTATAGCAGAATCTGATGGTGCTGGTGGCTTCGTATCAAAGAAAATCACAGGCGCAGAAATATCGGCTATTGCAGGAA